CAACCTCGATGAGGTTCAGTCCGACCTGGACAGCGTTGCGCAGGTATTCGAAGGAGATCGGCGCCTGCTCGAAGGTGACGAGCACGCCCGTGGTCGAGCCACCGGGATTGGGGACCGTGTAGGTGAACGCTTTCCACGGGCCCTGCATCGACTCCCAGAACGCTTTGAGCTGGTTGGCTTCCGTCCAGCCCAGGTTCGGCCGCTTGAACTGAAACTTGCGTGGGCCGATCCCGACGTAGTACCGCTGCTCCTGCTTGGCGTCGAGGCTGCCGAATCGATGCACGATCACCGGGCGCTCGACCGAGAAGCCGAACGGGTACTGTGTGGTGAGCGGGAATGTCTGGCCGGAGTTGATCACCGTTGGGACGGTGATGCGACCGATCGTGTCTGACATTTAAGCTTTGACAGGGTAACCACAAATGGTTACCATTGAAGTGTGAAGGCGAGCGAGCTTAGGCGGTGGCTAAAGAAACAGGGCTGCACGTTCGTAGAGGAATCCCGCCACACGCGGATCGTTCTCGGCTCGAAACTCTCGCGCATGCCCCGCCATCCGGCGAAGGAAATCAAGACGGGGACGCTGCAGAGTATTCTGAAAGACCTCGATTTGGAGATGTGAGGACCGAAATGGAACCCTATCTGGCATTATTCGAACCCGACCGGAAAGCTGGCGGATACGTCGTCACGTTCCCGGATTTCGGCTACGGCGTAACGCAAGGCGAAACGGATCAGGAAGCCATGGAGATGGCGCAAGATCTCTTGATGCTGACGATCGGCGACTACATGAGGGAATCCAAACCGTTGCCCACGCCCAAGCGCCACCGCGGCGCGAAGTTCCGTCCCGTGCCGCTACCAGCCCTACAATCTGCGAAAGTGGACCTCTTCATTGCATTTCTGGAATCGGGCATGAAGAAAGCGGAGTTTGCGCGCCGCATCGGGATACCCAAGACACACATCGAGCGTTTGTTTTCTCTACGGCACCACTCCCGTTTGAACCAGATCGAATCTTCATTCGCAGCACTGGGCAAACGTCTGCACGTCGAAGTACGAAACGCAGCTTAGATTTTGACGTGGCCCGGCGATCTGCGCCGCTTGCGTCAAGCCACCTCCACCAGTTCCAGTCCCGGCACATTCGTCCGCGCGATATCGGTGGTCTGCGCCCAGTTGCCGCGAAACACCACCGTCACGCGGCCCTGCGTGTTGTTGCCCGTAGGATCGTAATTGCTGCCAATCTGCTGGCCCGACGCCACGTCGAACGGATTGTAGAAGGCGAATGGGGTCAGCTCGGCGTTCTGCGATACCCAAAAGCTGTACAGCGCGGAGAGCACCGATGCGCTCAGGCGTTTGCTGAGCCGGAACGTCCGCCGCGAGGTCTGCGCGAGCTGCGACCGCTGGATCGTTCCATCGTGATACTGGTTCTGGAGTTGGGCAGACTCCCGCAACTCCGTGAACGCGGTGCACAGCGACGCCGGCATCACCCCACTGGGCACGGATTGTACGAGATTTCCTGGCATACGGGATCACGCCACTGTCAAGCCGGGTAGCTGCATGTTGGCCGATTGCTGCGTGCGCCCGTAGCTCGAATACTGCGCGGCCATCGCTTGGTCGGTCACGAACTGCGGCGTGACGAACTGTCCGGTCATGAAGTTGGCGGCGTCGTTCCCGCTGATGTTCAGCGAGAGATAGGTCGCGCCACTACCGCCAGTGGTGTTCGGACCACCGGGCGTTGGGTATGTTCCCGCCGCAATGCCGCCGAGCGTCGGAATGTTCGAGGCGTAGGCGTGAGCCTGACCATCCTGGTAGCTGGCCTGTTGATAGAGCTTTCCGCCCTGCTCCACCAGACTCCCCGCGTACGGCGTCGTGGCCGATAGCGGCATCTTCTGGCCGGTGGCTTCCGAGTACAACATCACAAGTTGCCGAACGCTCGGGGACCGCACGGCCACCGCGATCTGGCCGCCGTACTGCGACTGGGCAATCTGGACCACCTGCTTGATCGTGCCGCTGTTCTGGGGAATATCGACACCGTAGATGCTCTTGATGTCGTCGTGTGCCTCCCTCTGCGGAGACTTGACGCCGGCTATCATCTCTCCAATGCCAATACCGAAACCGGCGGCGCCGCCAATCAGCGCGCCCAATGGGCCTCCCATCTGGAACCCGATGGCCGCCCCGCCAGCAGTCCCTTCCGCTGTGCCCGTCCATGTGCCACGGCTGTTCCCGAGCAGCCCTTGTTGCGCCAGCATCGTGCCGCCCGCCAGCATCGCGGCCCCGGCCACGCCACCTACACCCGTGATCTTGCCGCCGGAATCTCCGGTTTGGACGTCGTTGCCGTTTTCATCCGTGCCGTAGGTCGGATTAGACGGGCTCCGCTTGAAGCTCCCCCAGTTCGTGCGCTTCAGGTTACTGACAATTCCCGACAGACCGTTCGACCCGCTCCCACCAGCCGCGCCGCCGAACAACGTCGCCAGTGGATTGAATCCGCCCGTCCCGCCCGGCGCCCGATTCAACGTCGGCATCCCCGCCGATGCGCCGGACCAGTCTCCCCCGCCAGCAGCCCAAGGAGCGGGAGTATAACCGCCGGTGGGCGTGCCCGACGAAGAGTGATCCGTCCCCTCGCCCCCCGCACCGCCGCCAACCGTGCCGGAGCCGCTACGTGTGGCACTGCTGAACAGAATTGCCATCGGGTTAAGTCCGGTGCCGCTGGAACTCCAAGGAGCGGGGGACATCTTGGCTGGCGCCGAGATCGATGGAATGGAAATTCCCAAGACGCCAGCGGCGCCGGTAGCGCCACTTTGCAGGGATGGGGCCGCCACGCCCATAGTGGCGGCCAGAATGCCCGTCAACGCCGCCATGACCGCGCTGTTCTGCATGGTTGCGGCGGTGTTCTGGTCGGTGGACACGCGCACCGGGTCCTGCTTACCGCCCTTGAGAATGCCTGCGAGGCCGCCCTGCCCGTCCGCGCCGTAGATGATCGGATGGAGGACGTTCGCCGCCATGCCGCCCAGCGTTTCGGTCACAGGCTTGAGCACCGCGGCGTGGACCGTGTTTAGCAGGTCCTTCCCGAAATTCTTGGGCTTGGTGAACAGAACGTCGAACAGTTTCTCGGCCTGCTTCTGCAAGCTGTCGAACTGCGACTGGATCTCCTGCTGGCGCTTCTGCTGGAGCTGCGCCTGCTTTTCCTCGAGCTGGTCCTGCGCCTGGGCGATTTCCGTGTACAGATCCTTCTGCGCCTGCGCCGCCAGGACGGAGCGCTTGGCCGCGTTCTCTTCTTTCGATATCCGTTCCGCTTCGATCCCCGCCAATTGGACAGCCAGATCGAGCCGGATCTGATACGCCTGCTGCGCCGCTGCCTCTTCCTTTCGTGCCGTCTGCTCCCGCTTTTCAGACTCAGACATGGCCATCGGCGTCTCCTGGCCGGCAGTCAGTTCCGCCATGCGCGCGGATCGCGCGGCGCGCCGCCGCAATTCGTCGCGCTGCGCCTGGACTCCGATGTCCTCGATCCGTTCCTGCGCGGCGAAGCCTTCCTCCCATTCCTTCATCTGCTCCTTCGATGGCATCATGAGGGCGAGCATTTTCTTCTGCTGCTCGGCCGCTTGCTTGTCGGCGTACTTTTCGAACTCCTCCCATGCCTTTTTCGAGAGCACGGCTGCCTGCTCGTCCGCTGCTTTGCGGATCGCGGCAATTTCCGATTCCGAAGCCTTGACCTTCGCGGCCTGCTGTAGAAGCTGGTCGCGCTGATAATAGATTTTGCCGATCGCGTCAAGCTCGGCTTCATCGCCCTTCTTCTCGAACTCGGCCGCCTGGCGGCGGAAATCCTTGAGCTGCTCCGCGCCCTTTGCCACCGCGTCCAATGCCGCCTTGCGGCGCGCCTCGGTAGCTTCCGCGGTGTGGAGTTGTTGGCCCAGATCCTGTGCCTGAGCCTTCGTCAACGGCTTGTCGGGTTCGAGCAGTTGCTTCTGGAGCCGCTCGACATCCTTCTTGGCGTCGGCGTAAGCCTTCTCCATGCCGTCGTGCGTGCCGAAGAACCGGGCGCGAATGCGATCTGTTTCTTCCTTGCCTGCACGGAGGTCTGTCCGCTTGGTGGCTGCCTCGGCATCCGCCAGCATCTTCTGCAACTGTTGGATTTGGTCTTGGATATCGCTCGCGCGCTTCGCTCGGGCCTCCTCGTCGCGGGTGGGCGCAATCGCTTGCAGGATGCCGAAATCGCCGACCAGCCCTTGCTGTTGGGCCCGCAAATCCTCGATGCGCTTCAAGGTGGCATCGCGGTTCTTCATGATCTCGGGCGCCTGGCGCTCCATGTCAGCCACCTGTTGACGATGACCGGAGATGGACATCTTCGCCCCGATGCCGCCCGCCGCCCGAATGTCGGCGGCGTCCTGCATTGCCTGTTCCTCTTCGCGGCGCTGCCGTTCATCATCGCCGGCAGTCGAAATGTTATTGAGGAACCAGTCGACGCCCTTGCCGACCCACGTCACGGTGACGACCAGCCCCTCCTTGAACTTGCGGACCAGGGCGTCCCACTTGGTTTCGAGCACCGTCACTTCGCGCTGGTATTCGGCAAAGCGGCGGATGTCGTCCTCAGTAGGCCCGAACCCCTGCTCGTGGGCGACGCGCAGGTTCTCGTTGAGTTCCGTCATGAACGGAATCGCCTCGACGCCAACCTTTTTGAACAGGTCCATGGCGGCGGCGTCCCGCTGAAGGCCCTCCGGGAGCTTGTTCAGACCCTCGGAGATCTCCGTCAGAATCTCGGAGGTGGGCTTCATCTCTCCGGTGGCGGTGTGAAAATCGATGCCCATTCCGCGTAAGGTGGCCCGCGCCTTTTCGCCCTCCCTGGAATTGTCGTCGGCTGCCTGGGACAAACCACGCATCAGGCGCTCGACAATCGAGATGTCCTGCCCGACCGCGCGCGCCGCGAAGCCGAACTGCCCGACTTCCTTCGCGGTCAAACCGGTACGCAGCTCCGCGTCCTTCACGCGGGTGCCGTATTCGCCGAGACTCTTCGCAGCCTCGAATGCGGACGCCGCAATGGTGCCGAGGACCGCCGCGCCGGCAGTGACGGCTACACCAAAGGGACCAAGAGTCGTCAGCACGGACGACAGAGCGCCCTTCGCCCCTTGGAGCGGATTCTCCATGAACTGGCTGACGCGGTCACCGAACGAAGTAATCGCTTCGGACTGCTTCCGCAATGCTTCTTCGGCTTCCTTCGCCGCCTTAACCGCGAGAGCTTCGCGTGCGGCCTTCTCCTCCATGGCGATCATCTTTTCGTAGGATCTGGTGATCGCGTCGATGGCCTGTGGCTCGCGGTTGTATCGCTGGAGAAGCTGGTCCCGCTGGGTAATCAGCCGGTCCACGCCGCTTTTGCCATAGGTCTCGGCCTGCTTTTCGAGGGAGGCGATGAGCCGCTGGACCGAGGACCGGGTCTGATCCGAAATCCGGATGACCTTGCCATGCGACGATTCCGCTTTCTTCTCGAAGCCGTCGAGGGCTGCGTTGGCCTTGTCTGTTATCGGGGTGACCTGGTCCTCGGCTTCGAGAATTACGCGTTCCGCTTGGTCTGCCATTTACGCTGCCTTGAGCATCACGAAGGGACGAGCCTGAAATGCGGCGAGCACGGCCTGGCGGTCGCGCGGCGATACACCCCACTGCGCCTCGCGCCGGTTGTTGTAGAAGGCAATCTGCGAAGCCGTCTGCCGCCGGCCAGGAAGGGCTTCGTCCAGGAACCCGATCGCCGCGCGGTTTTCGTTCGCCGTCAGTACCTTGAGGCATCGCAGAGTGTGCCCGCTCCACGTCCAATCGCGGATGGGCTGGAGACCGCGCGCCGCTTTGTAATCCGGATAACCGCGGCGGCCAGACTGTCCCGGCTTCAGCGGCGCCGCCGCTTGGTCGTAGATGTTCCGCCCGCTCTGAATGCGTGCCCGGATCAAATCCGCCAGCACCTGAGCGAAGCCCTGCATCTCTGTCGCGGTGTAGGGCGAGTACACGAAGCGGGCGCGGCGGATGACGGTTTGGAATCTGGCCATGGGTGCGCTCGGCGGAACACCAACGAAAACTCGCTAACGGGTCAGTCTCCGGAATGGGCGTTTCGCGGCAACTTGAGGGGGGCGGACCTGACGGGAGCGATCCGGCGAAGCTTCCTCGAACGCCGATTGGGGCAAGATCCCGACAATACCGCTATCGGTCCACTGGCCCCAACGGACCCGCTCAACCACAGTTACACGGACCGGACTGTTTATCTTCGAGACAGCAAGCTCAAGCGCGCCAGGTTGGAGTTTATAGGCAACACCCCCCCACGGCTGGCGCTGCTGCGATAGGAAGGGTGTTGAACCCGATCCGCATGAGCAGCGGTTTCGCAAGACAATCACGCGCTTTCGGACGGAAGCGCGGTTGCTGCGACAGATCGCGGCATACCTTCACACGGAACGCCGCTTTGCCCTCTGCCCGGAGTGGGTCGCCGTGGCAGCACTGCTGCCATTGCACGAATCCTGAGGGCCGCCTGGTGATCGAAGACGACATGGCCACCTCTGCCGCCAAATCCGACAGTTCTGAGCAACGCCAATCTTCGATGGCGTATCACCAGTCAAGCCGCTCGTCAGAAATGCTGGTGACTAGGTACAGGCATCACTGCCATCAGCGCTGCCACAGTCATCACAGGGCTCGTCATTATTGCTGCAATTGGAAGCGGAATCACCTGTTACTCCGAGAAACTCAACCGAGCACGGTTCAGTGAGCAAATCGAGATCCTCGGCACTTTGCGTTAGCGTTTGTGTTGTTCCCATTGTTCTTATGTATTTCCCTTTCCTGTTTGAGCTCTTAAGCGAAGTTCTTCTTCGAGAAGGCGGCATGTGAGTTCACGAGAACTGTTGCACCATTCGGAGTCCTGGGCCATGCGTCTCCCAGAAACGACCAGATTATTGTAGTAGCATCCTGCCGTGCATTGAACGTTCGCGATACATTCTTTACAGCATTCTGGCGTGGAGGCCAAATCGGCTAACATCGAATCCAGAAGGGGCAGATCAATTACAAAGTGCTGAGTCGTTGGGTCATAGTTCCCGTAATGGAAGTGTTTCCCAATAAAGCCGCTGTCGTCAGCAGATCTGTGGCAAGAAGTAAGCCGTCCATTCGGCGTGACGCAAACGGCCTTCGCCGCCACACTGCATCGCCGATTAGTCCCGTCGAAGCGTGCAATAGAAGATGTCACCCGCATTCCGAGGTCCCGTCCACGCAGACGAGCGGACCAAATCGCTTCGACGAACGCAGACTGGGATGGCGGCATGATGCCTGACTGATGGGCACGGCCAACCTTGGCCAATGGTTCAAAATGAACTTTCCGAACTCCGAGGGAGTGAAACAGTTCTAGCGCGGCAGGCATATCTGACACGCTCTGCGCACTTACAGTGCTCCTGATTCCAACTTTGCAGCCCCGATCGATCAGAAAGCTGATATTCTGCACAACTGTTTCGAAGACGTTCTTGCCATTTCGTGAGGGCCTGTGAAGCGCCATCACATTCGCAGTTCCGTCGAGCGAGACCGTTACCCTAGAAATGTGCTGGGCTATCCATTCACCAGTGGGCCGACCCCATGTGCCATTTGTAGTGAGAACCGCGTCGAAGCGAAGCGTTTTCGCGTTACAAACGTCGTATGCGTATTTCCAAGTTTCTCGCACAAGATCCCAAGAACTGGTGGGCTCGCCTCCACCGCAGAAACTTAGAGAAAAATGGCGTTCACCGTTGCCGTCGATTAGGCCGATGACGAGGTCGACGGCCGCTTTGGCGACATGTTGAGAGATGGTGGTCGTGTCGGTGCCGCCAGCACTAAAACAGTACGCACAACGCAAATTGCAATCGGCTGTCGGAAGAAGGATCAGGCGAGTAGGATTGAAGGCTGGCTTTATCTCCTCGTTGTTTGACGGATAGTTGTCAATGAAACCATGCTGAAAAAGCTTCCCGAGAAACTGGCTACGGGATGGGCTAGAAGTCGAGATGAAGGAGATATTGCGGCCACTGACACTCCTCAAGAAGTCCCACGTAGCCTCGTTGACCTCGAACACGAGGCGCTTGGAGGGCGCATACACCAAAACTCGATTGTCGCCACGTTTCTGGCCGAGAAGACGACACAGAAAGTGATCGCTCCCGCCCAGCGATGGAGGCGTGTCCGTAGTCGATCCTGGGAACATGGCTGCGGGCATAGCGCTGTGTGGCCTCATGGTACTAGCCCTTGATTGCGACGAATTGCCCAGATGGTAAATGATGGAAGGCGACGAGATCTTTTATCCAGCGTCTCCATTTCGGACTCCTGTGTCCTGTCCACTATCCACCCAGTCTAGTATACACCCAGCCACCGTCTATTGATTCTGGTGTTGCGTCGTGCGTCGACGATGGATCTCGTTGGTGGGCCGGTTAAGTCCGGTTGGGGGAAGTTTGCACTGCGGGATGCCTCCAATGAGACGCCGCTCATCGCATCCACTTGGACAAGAAACGCCAAACCGCTAACTGACCCGTGACCGACGACCCTGAGCGCCGGTGTCCCCATTGTTGATCTGCTCCTGCCGCTCGGCCTCCGTCATTTCCAGTACCCGGAACTCCTCTTCCGTGATATCCGCCAGCGTGATCGTCAGCCCGATACTCTTTGCGTTCAGAAGGCGGAAACACCGCCGAACGAGAGCGCCGTTCGGCGTATCCATCGCCTCTTCGAGCATATTCTTCGGACAGCCGGGCCCATGGCTGACGTCGACGGCCTTCCAGTCCGCACCGCAGGCAGGGCAGCCATCCAACTCCGTTTGGTCTGAGTAGCCGCACTTCCGGCAACGGAAGACGCGGTCGGGACAATCTTCCTCGGCTCCGCACAGCCCACCCTGATGCAGCACCGACCGGATCAGGAATCGCACGCCCGGCTCGTCCGGCCAGTCGCCGGGCGCTGCTATTCCGGGTCTTCGTCGGCCTCGATTGCCAGTTGCGCGATAACTTCGGACACCGCCGCCGACTTGTGAACGATGGGCACGGCACCGGCATAGCCGTCGTGCGAGATGTGCAGCTTGTCATAGAGCGCGCCGCTCGGCTCCAGGAACGCCCGCGTCTCGATGGACCGCCGGGCAGCGACTACGCTGGTCGAAGCCCGCTCGTGGTCCTGCATCTCCTTGGCGGTCGGCATCCGCAGCACGTGAACCACGCGCGTGCCGGGGACTTTCATCTCGATCCGGTAGTTGATCCCTTCGCGCTCCACGTTGGCCACGGCGCACCGCTCGATGCGGCCGATCACCATGCCGGCCTCGGCATCATCGAAGACCGGGCCGTCCTTGTCGGTGCGGATCTTGGCGAACAACTCCGCGTTGATCTTCGGCAGGTCCACGTCCTCGCTCTGCGACTTCCCGCGCCCCAGAAAATGTCGCACGGTGCGTTGCGCGCGCGCCCAAGCACACCACTCCTCGTCCGAAGGGAACCGCACCTCGCAGCTCTTCTCGCCGCCCGACAGGATCGGCACCACAAACGGCTTGCTTGCGTCAAACATTTGAATCTCCTATTGGCAGATGCCCTGTAGCGGCGTGGTGACGGTCATCGTGACCATCCCGTTGGTGGGGTCGTAAAGCTGAACGCCGGTGATCTGGAGCGTCACGATGCCATCCGTGTTTCCGAGTTCGGCGACGTTGAAGCCCATCTTCTGGATGAGCATCGTGAACGAGTTGTTGGCGTCGCGGGTCATGGTGAACGTGGCCGTCCCGGTGGTCAGGTTGATCAGGTTCGCGTACTCGGTCGATCCCGCCTGGACGCGCACCACAAACTGAACCGCGAAGGCGCGGTCACCCCATTCGAAACGGCCTTGGATCTGGTAGCCATCCTGAGATCCCGAGCCAGGGAAAAAGCCGGGCCGGAAGTTGTTCTCCCAGGACGCCTCCATGGACACGAACTGTTTGGCGCTGCCGCCGGTAAGATAGTTGATTCCGTTAAACGTCAGAGCGCTGATCATGCCGGCATTGAATTCGTGCGGCGTGGAGATGGCCGGCAGCGTGATGCCACTGGGTGAAGTGTACTGGCCGGTGGTGACGCACTCCACCGCGCACATCGCGCTGGCGCGGCCGGGGGAGTTCTTGATGGAGAGCTTCCAGCCCTTCACCGCGCAGCCGACCAACATTTCGTCCAGCACCGCCGAGCCGCCGGGCCGGATCTGCTGCACGAACGAGAAGTAGGGCAACTCCAGTCCTGTCGGGTTCGTCGCCCCCAACGCCGGAAGGATGGTGTACGTGTACGGACCGCTGCCGCTCACAGCGACGTTGCCCATGGAGAAGGACATCGCCCACGCGAGGAATTCCGACGAGGCGTACTTCGAGAGCTCGTAGGCCGGCATGTTGTAATGCGACTTGAAGAGCTGCGTGGGGAATTCGTGCCCTTTGCCGATTTCCGCGCGGTCATCCTCGTTCACGGGGACCTTCGCCCACGGTTTGGTATTGAGATTCGTGTGACGCCAGATGGTGGCTACCAGATTCGCCGTTCCGATGGCGGTCTGTTTGCCGAATCCCCAACCGTTCAGGAGTTCGCTGATATTAGCCATGCTGTTCTTCCTCCTCAGCCACAACTACAGGCTTCTGCGCCGCCGTCGGCGCGGGAACCTGATGCCAACCGGACGCCATCAAAATCGTGAGCTTTTCGGTGGTCGCCTCGACTTCTTTCACTTCGCCCTCGGGCGAGCGCATGAAAACTGAATTCATACCGTTCTCCTCATTCCCCGCCGGGATTGCCTTGTTCCACCAGCGTTGCCTGAACTTCGAAGTAATCGAGCGTTGCCCCATCCGCGCTCACCACAACCGTGTTTCGCTGCGCGGAGGGCAGATCCATGTCCATCGGGTAACAATCCGGATCGATCTGCACATGCAGAAGCGATTCCCATGACGGAGCGCCCGTCGGCCTGGCGCTCACCAGCAGCCAGAACAGATCGGCATACGTGGCAGTGGAATCCTGCTCCGGCGCCCGCAAGTAGATCGAGAAGCGATGCGCGAAGTGCAGCGACCCGCCAGTGAGACGCCGCGGCGTGGTGCCGTTCCACGCGATCAGGATCGACCCGGGTGGCATCTGCAGGATCGCAAGCCGCAGGTTATTGTCTGTGGCCAGCCCTTCCATGAATGCGCGGATGTTGTCGCCGTCGCCGCCAATCGCGGTGACTAGGTCCGGACAAGATTGGAGCGCGGTCACCCACTCGCCAAGAATTGTTTTCGGATTGATCACGACCGTTGAAGAAGTGCCAGGTTGAGCATGCCGTAGGCATCCGGCTGGCGCACCGTCGTCACCACGTACTGCGTGCCCCAGGCCGTCACCCAATCGCCTTTTGCCGGCGGATTCGAGAAGTCAGTCGGATTCACCGAGATCTCCTCGAAGTTCGCCGTCGCGCCCGACTCCTCGCGCACACGAAGGTGCCGAATCGCGGTCACCGTGAACGCGTTCCCGTGCGCCGCGCCCGCCTGCACCGGCTGGTACACCACCGGCTCGCCGAACGTCTGCAACATCACGCCGTCCACGAACGCTTCAATGCCGGGCCAGTTTGGCATCTCACGTCCAATAGGCGACGATCAGTCCTTCGCCCGCGTTGTTGGCGTCGACGTAGTAATCGGACGGCAACAGCAAGTGCCTGGAGTCTTCCGCCCAGATCTCGTAAGCATCCGCGACGCCGCCACCAGCACCAGTAGGCCAGAACTCCTTGACTACGCCTGTAGCGTTCGCCTTGTTCATACCGGAGACGCCGAGGAACACGCGCCCCGTATCGCCGATGGCCGCCGCGAAGCGCATCCGTTCGACGCGCAGGTTCGTGTCAGTGCTAACCGGAACTGGCGTGCCGGGCGTCGGGACGGGGATTTTGCCGAACGATTTTGCTTTCATCGGAATCAGAGCCAGGCCAGGATCTTATACTTGGCGTTGTTGGTCACCGTCACCTTCACGTTGGTGGCGTCGTGCGTTCCCTCGGTCACCGTGAAGACGTTGGCGCTCCCGCTGTTGTCGGCGCAGGATACCAGCACGCCCGCAGGCACCGCGCCCAGGCCGTGCGCGATACTCTGCTGCGCGCCGTTGCCCGTTTGCACCGCCGACAGGAACTGCTTCTGCTTCGACGGATAGCTGCCCTTGAAGTTCGGCTGCGGGCCCGCGCTCTGAAACTCCGGAGCGTTAACGGGTGTTTTTTCCACTTTGACTGCCATGTCGCTTTTCCTTTCCCGGCTTGGCCGGTTCGTGCTGAGGAAGCTTGGAGAGCGCCCGCTCCGCTTCGGGCTGAGTCCCGATCCGGCGCTGCTCATAAAGCTGCCGCGCCCGCATCAACTGAACCTTGTTTGTGGCGTCGGGCGCGGGATACTCGTCGCCGATGTCAGATGGCGTAAAGCCCTGCAACGGGCGCAGGACGTACAGGGGCGGAACCATGCCCCTGGTCAGCCGCGCCCACGATTCACGACGAAGCATCATGGCTACACCGCCGAGATCACGTTATTGAAGAAGAAGCCGAGATCCGCAGAGACCAGGCGCATGTCGAACGCCGAGTCGATCTCCACGCGATCCGAAGCCAGGTGCTCCATGCGGAACGTCTTGATGCGGACGCCCGCGCCGCCGGTGGTCCCAATCAGGCCGGTCCAGTTGAACACGTACCCGGCGCTGGGCGTCATCAGGCCGGCATTCTTCGGGCGGTAAAACAGCGCGGCGCTCATGCCGCCGATAAACGCGTTGGACTCGGCCGCGCCTTCCGCCGCCTGGTTGTACACGGCGTCGATGACCAGAACATCTTCCAGTTCCAGAATCTCGGCCATGATCTGCCGGGTGGCCACCGCCGGGTTCGGCGCGGTCTGGCCGTACTTGGTGCGGTCGATGAAGTCCGGGTGATCGACGAGCTTGTCGAACACCGGGCGGCTGACGACGAAGATGTTGGGCGCGAAGCCGCCACTCGACAGCCGCATCTGGGTCTTGGCGTGGCGAATATCCGTGATCGGATTGCCATTGGGGTAATTCCCGGAGTCCCAATAGACGACGTGCGTGGAATCCGCCGTCGCCTGGCCACTGGCCTGGTTGGTCCAGATTCCGGTGCCGAAGAACTTCGAGACCCACTGGTTTTCGCGCCGGATCAGCGCCTTCTGGGTCAGGAAGATCGTGGCGTCGCGGTCGGGGGCGAGCGGCGAGTCGCTGTTGGAGCGGATCTGATCGTCCACATCCTTGTGCAGCGACCAGACGTCGCAGTTGTACGTGCCGGTCGAATTCAGGTTGTAACCCGTGCCGGCGGATTCAGCGGAAAGCGCGCGCTTCTGCATCTCGTCGCGGTTGAAGTCGGCCCGCGCGTAGGTGTAGTAGAGGTCGCTTTTGTTTTCGACCGGGACCGCCGGAAAGGCTTTGTCCGCGACGAATTCGACTCCGGCGGCCTCCTGAAGGTAGGCCACGGAGATGTTCGTCAGCGGTCGGTTAACGTGAACGTCCTGCAATGTCGGTTGAGGCATTTCTTATTTCTCCTTTGAGTTGTTGCGGCTCGCTGACGGCTACATCTTGTACGGGCCGAGAAGCAGCGCGGGGATGATCACACCAGCCCCCGCCGAGGAAGCCAGAGCGCGCGCCCGCACGAAATTACCGGCGGTCGCGGTGATGGCCTGCCCGCTGGCGTTGGCCATCAGCGGGTCGCCCGCAGTAACCGCAGCGCCGGTCACCAGCTTCGTGATGCCCAGGATGGCGACCTCGGCCTCGACTCCCTGCGCGTTGGGCTTATCCTGGACCACGCCATCGGCGACGGCCCCAGCGCCCGTGAAAGTAATCTGTCCGGACGCGTTGGTGGTCACGAAGTAGAACTGCGGATTCACAGTTCCACCGCTCGTGAGGTCCGACGCCGCCGGAAGCCCTACTGTGCGTAATGTCTGTTCGAATGCCATGTCTGTTGGTCTCCTTTCGCCCTACCGGGCGAGGCGAACGCCGGCCCGCTCGAGCGTGGCGATCAGGCCCTTCGCGTTGTGCTGCGCCACAAACGCGCCGTAAACTTCGGGATGCTCTTCGAGCATCTGGGCGTAGGCGCGCTCCTTGGTCAGCTTGGTGGTACCGCTTTCGGCATAAAGATTGGAAGTCTCTTTGCCGCGATTCTGCCGGGCGTAGGTGGTGGCCTGCGCTTCGATTTCCTGAAGCGAGCCAACCGCGCCCTGGTTCGGGTTGACGTGGGAAGTAATCATGCTCCTCTCGCTTTCGATCACGCGGGCGGCGGTCAGTTCATCGCTGATTTCCGCCACGCTGAAGTACTGGCCGGTGGACTTCTTCTTGGTGAGGAGTTCCGCAGCCTTGTCGGGACATCCGGCCATCTTGCACAGTGCGCCGATGGCTTCGATGTCACCTTCGGGACGCATCTTCAACGCTTCGCCAGCCACGGCAGCCAGGCCGGTGAGCGGGGCCATGCCTTCCGGCTTCTTGGCGTCGCCCTTTACGTTCTCGCCGCAGGCGTGGCAGAATGTCGCATCCGCGTGAAGCTTGGTTCCGCATGCGTGGCAGTACTTCGGCTCGTTGTTGGTCTTCTCGTCGCCGTTACTGGGCTTCTTACCCTCGGTGGCGATCGTCGTTTCATCGGGCATACTTGCTGTTACCTCCTTGGTTGTGGATATTGCGGCAATCGCCGCCGTTGACTTCTGCACCGGCTCACCCAGCAGTTGACGAAGCGCGTTCATGGCATCGCCAAGCGTTCCGACCGCGTCTGCCAGCAGCGGAACGGCATTCTCCGCCCAGCACACGCCGGCCTGCGTCGCGATGATCTTTTCCGCGCTGGCCTTCCGGTTCCGCGCGACCGTTGCTACGAACTGGTCGTACTGCCGGTCAATTTCGGACTGGATGTCTTTCTCGGCCCGCTCCGACAGCGGTTCGTGCGGATTCCCGTCGACCTTCTTGTCGCCTTTGAAGATGTAGGTGTACTTGAACCCCTGCTCGCCGTTGAACTTCGAATCTTCCGTGTGGAGCACGACGACGCCAACGGAACCGACCGCTCCCATGCGCGTGACGAAGATCCTGTCGGCCGCGCTGGTCAGCGCGTAGGCCGCCGAGAATGCGAAATCGTCGGCGACCGCAAAGATGGGCTTCAAGCCGCGAAGGGAGTAGATGTAATCGGACAGTTCCAGGCATCCGGTGGTCTCGCCGCCCGGCGAATCGACCTGCAGGAGAATCGCCCGCACTCCGGCGTCGTTCACCGCGTCCTGAAGGTAGCCCCCAATCTGCGCATAGGAACTGCAACCACTCAGCGCCGAAACCCAGGATTCCGCTTTCGTCAGCACGCCCTGGATCGGAATGATCGCGATGCCGTCGATCACCTGGTAGCCGCTGTCATCCGACTGCTCGATATACGAGGCGGCGAACGGTTCGGCTCCCGCACCGATGCCGACGGGAATGATCCCCAGCCGCGGGCCCAGCGCCTGCACCATGACGTCCAGCTTGGGCGGATGAATCATGAGTGGCGTGTTCACAAACCGCGATGCCACACGAGTCAGATTCCTCATGGCTTCACGTCCACCTCGCCCTTGCTGGCATCCTGCTGGATCTCGGCTTCCGTCAATCCGGCGTTGCGCCCGGTCAGAACCTTCCGGCCATCGCTGTCGTAGGACAGACCAAGCTTGTCGGCCCGCTCGTTGTCGGCAGTCTGCTCCGCGTCCACTGCACCGGCGTCGCGCCCTTGCGCCGCCACCTCGGCAGAACGCGTGGACAAGCCGCTGCGGATGGCGTCGTTGGAAGCCTTGATGTCCTTTTCGGGATCGACCCACGGCCAGCCGGGCGTTACCCACTGCACTTCCTCGAATGGCTCGGGATCTTTGCTGTACGCGTTCAGCAGGTCAATGCCGAACACCAGTGCCAGCATCGCCTCGCGCAGCCAGCGCTTATAAACCGGGTGGCAGACCTGGAAGATGAAAACCGAATGCTGATACTGCTCGCACTTGCGGCGGAACTCCAGCAGGCCGGCGCGGATCGAAGAGTAGTTGATCCCCGACAGGTCGCCGCTGATCTGATACTCGGCAAGCCCGGCGCCGCTCGAAAACGCCTGCAGGCACGTCCGAATGAACGATTTGAAATCGCCGCTGTCCTTGGCCTCGGCGAACGACACCTCTTCGCCGAAGTTCAGCACCTGGAACGTGCCGGGTTCGAGCTTGCTGATCTGCGTCCCCGGCTCCGTCTGGCCCGGCCCGTTCTGATATTGGTCCGGGGGGATGATCGGATTGTCCGGGCTGGCCTGCGTGATGAACCCGGTGATCATCGCCGCGAGTTTCTTGCGGACGATCTCGGCGTCGGTGTACTGCTCCAACTCGTAGAGCTTCGCGATCACCGATGTCAGCCACGGCTGCCCCCGGAACTGGCCGGCACGAATCGGCTTGTAGACGTGCAGCACCTCGGTAGCTGGCACGCGCTCCACCGACAACGCTTCCATCGGGAAGAACATCGTTTCGCCCGGATGCGCTTTCCAGAAGTGGTACGCCGCGCGCCGTCCGTCGGTCTGAAATTCGATGCCGCACCGGACCGAGTTCTTCGGCGGCATCTGCTCAATGGCAGTGCGCCACAGCGGCAACTGCTCGGCTTCAATGAGTTGCAGTTGCAGCGGAACCGTGAGGCCTTCCTTCGGCGAGCGCGGCCGGAACCGGACGAAGCACTCGCCGGCCTCCATGACCTCGCGGGCAATCACCATCTGCTGGCCGTAGAAATCCGTCTGGCCCGAGGCGGGATTCCGCGGGTCGTACTCGACATCGCATTCGCGAGTCCATCGGTTCCACTTCCTGGTGATCAGGTCGCGGATCTTATCGTCCGGATGGTGAGGCACCAGGCGAATCCCACGCCCGATCGCATTCGCCACATACGAATCCACCGCCGCAGCCGCCCACGCACTGTTGCGAACCGCGTCCCGGTTCCGCGCCTGCAACTCCAGGCCATGCGAAAACAGGAGCGTGTTGAGGCCGAGAAATGGAGGATTCCATCCGATGCCGCGACGCCCGCGCCCCGCGGCGTCGAACGGGAACGTCCCCATCGCGCGGGTGCGCGGCACGCGCTGAACGGGGATCGGCATCGGCTCGTGCCCGGCCTGGCGGGCGAGCGTCATCAACGTTTCAATTGGCACGGCGATTTAGTGGCCCCAACCGTTCGTCGTGTAGATGCGCACCTGGCGCACTTGCTGCGGCCCGGACTGCTGGGCGATGTCATTCAGGATCAGATTTCGAAGCTTCAAATAGTCATCCACGGAATCGAATTCGAACTCACGATCCTGAAAGCGGACACGCCTCGCACCCTGCTTGCGCGCGGCGTCGAGAGCATCGAGGTCGGACTGGGTGAATGCCATTAGAGATCCATCCTGAAGCGCACCCGGTTACGCGCAGGCGGCGTCCCATCCGTGCGCCGTTGCTGCGCTGGTTTCACTTCTTTCACCGGAGGGGCGCCGACCCGGCGCTCGAAGTCGGCCCAGTGCTTCTCCTGGAAACGATCAATGCCGATCCGGCCTGCCGCTGCGCGCGCATACACGCGGCAATCGAGCGCTTCATTGCGCTCGCGCATCTTCTGCCATTCATGCCGCCGGTAGCCTTTGACGAGCTTCGTCACCAACTGCTCGGCAGTGATCTGTTTGAAGTACTCCTCGCCGTACTTCGGAAAGTGGCAGTAGCCTGCGGGGAACGGCACACCGCCGGCAAGGTCCTCGTCGGTGGGCCGCTCGAGGCGCAGCCAGCGGTACAACTCTTCCTTCGCCATGCCGGAGTTGACCGGCCACACGCGAATACCGCGTTTGATTTTGGCGCCCAACGGGCCCACGTCCACGGGCGAAGCCGCCCCGAGCAGCGCCGGTGCGCGTGAATCGCCTTTGATCACTAGCACGCGCCCGCCCTGCCGCCGCGCCCAATGGTAGACCTCGGTGGTCGCAAATCCGGAGTCGATCGCGAGTTGCATGATGGGCAACTCCAGCCCCGACGCGGTCGTGAAGGTTTCGTTCAGCAGGCCGGTGAGTTTCTCCCACACCGCCGGGCGCGAGGTGTCGCCTTCGAACACGCGGTAATCGACCGACCACGATTCCTTCCCACGGCCCCAGGCGGCGATCTCGACCTCGATGCGGTCCTTCTGGACGTCCGCGCCCGCCGTAAGGAACAGACCGCCGCGCGGGACCAGCCCGATCTTGTAGTCCTCGCGGCGGTCGTAGAGCTTCTGCCAATCCGGAGCTTCGCCGAGCTGGGTCCAGGTCTCGCCCAGCACGGTGTTGACGAATACCTGCAGCAGCGAGGAGTTCTTCTGGGCCTGCTCGAACTGCTTGGCGGCGTCGCCCCAGGAGAACCAGCCAACCGGGCTGTAGAGGCTGGAGATGTGAAAACCCGCCGTCTTGCCATCGCCCTTCGTGCCCGCGCGCCACTCGCCCTGAGCCAGCATCCAGTGCTTCTGGTGGTTCTGGATCTCCTGGCCGCAATGCTCGCAAACGTAAACCGCCGCCTGCGGATTGCCCTTTGGCCACCGGAGTTGCGCGAATTTCAGAACCTGGAAATCGCGGCAAGTCGGGCACGGCACGAAGTACCTGCGCCGATCGCTCTCTTCATACGCCGCCTCGATCCGGCTCATGCCGGTGATCTTGGGCGTCGAGCAGAGGAACACCTTCCGCCTGGCGAACGTGCGCGTGCGGGCCATCGCCAGCGTGATCGGGTCGCCCTCGCCTTCCACATCGCCGGGATAAGCGTCTACTTCGTCCAGGAACAGATACCGCGCGGCCATCGACCGCAGGCCGACCGCACTGTTCGCGCCGGTCATCACCAGTACGCCACCCGGAAAATCCTTCGACAGGACCGTGTTGCCGGAGTCGCGCGACCGTGGATCGCGCACGAGCTTCCGCAGAACCTCCGACTCCTCGATCAACGGGTCGATGCGCTGTTTCGAGTTGCGCTTCGCCATCTCGACGGTGGGCTGAACCGCCATCATCGGGCCCGGTGCCTGGTGGATGATGTAGCCCATCCAGTTGTTGCCGCACTCTGTGCCGCCTATCTGCGCGCCCTTCATGAACACCGTGCGCTCGATGGGCGACATCGGCGAGAGGCAGTCCATGATCTCGCGCAGATAAGGCGTCCGCTCCGTGCGCCAGCGACCGTGCTCGGCCGACGCCCGTTGCGAGAGCCAGCGATAGCGGTCGGCCCACTGCGAGATGGTGAGCAGCGGGTCCGGGCGCGCGCCGGCCGCGGCGGCGGCGGAATAGATTTGCTCAGCCGTTAGCGTCGGCGAAATCATTCAGGGCCTTCCGAATCTCAACCGTGAGAGTTTCATGCACCTTGGCGGCTTCACTCTCGGCGGCAAGCATCGCGGCGAGGCGGTCGGGAAGATTGAGCATCGCGTCGCGGAACTGCCGGAACTTGTTGTAAGCGGCTACCTGGACCTCATCCCCGGAAACGAGGTGCGCTATTCGTTCCTCGTATTCGATCTTGGCGAGTCGCGCCTGGTAGTGTTCCCGCACGGCCCGCGCCTTGGTGTACTGCGACGCGCCGAAGACTTCCCCGTCCTCGTCTGCCTGGCCGCGCCGGTCGACCGCTGGCGCATGAGTCTGCGTGTTGCGGGCCCACTCTTCGTCTGCCACATCGGAGTCGATTTGCCCGGTAGGCAAGGTCGAGATACGGCCTGTCTCGATGGCCTTCTGGACGGTGCTTACAGAAACGCCACGCTGCCGGGCATAGGCCCGCTGGCTCATGATCGCCATGAAAGAATTCCCAAACTTTCCGCTTGCCTTCCGGGGCGACCGGAGTGATGAATCGTCATGCGCGGATCACCCGCCGAAAGGAAAAGCACCCCGATGACGAACGCAGAAGCTACCAAGACCACCGAAACCGCCGCCGTTGCGGAACACGGCGCGCAAGTCGCGCCGGAGAAGGCCACCTCGAAGAAGGCTGCCAGCCAGAAGAAGGGCGCGCCCAAGGCCAGCAAGGGCGCGAAGAAAGCCGCCAAGCAAGCCAAGGCCGCGCCGAAGAAGCAGGCCAAGGAGAAGACCACCAGCAAGAAGGCACCGAAAGCGAAGGAGGCCGCGGTGCCGCGCGAATTCTCGAAAAAGAGCATCGTCCTGGACCTCCTGCGCCGCCCCAAGGGCGCGACCATGGCCGAGATCGCCAAGGCCACCGACTGGCAGAACCACTCGATTCGGGGCTTCATCAGCGGAAACCTCAGCAAAAAGATGGGCCTCACGGTCGAGTCCGGCAAGAACGAGGCAGGCGAGAGGACGTACCGGATCGCGAAATAGGCCCTTGCACGCTCCGCTCCAAACCAGCCGCCTGGAAACGGGCGGCTTTCTTGCGGGCGGCGCGATTATTCCCTTGCCTTGTTGGCGCACCGGAGTGATGAATCGTCATGTACGGAGAACGCAGATGAAAGCCACCACCACCAAGAAGCAAAGAGCCACCACCCCAGGATTCGCAATCCTAATGACGGACGACACGGAACTGGGCCTCGCGACGCTGATCGCGGAATCCGAAGAAGGCCAGTATGAGCCCATCGGCGTAGTCGTAAGCATCAACGAGGCGCGCGAGATCGCACAATGCGACCTCCGGAACAGGATGAAGAAACTGGAGCGCGGCGGCGATCCCGGCCTTTGCCCCTACTGCTACAAAGTCTGGGCGCAAGGACTCGAAGGCGGCTACCGCGTCGCCGCCGAATTGCTGGCGTCCGGCCTGTAGAAGAAGGCGAACACCAACGTCACTCACCGCCGCCAGCGTCCTGCTGGCGGCTTTCTCTATTTGGGCGCGTCGTCCGCAACCGGCGGCAGCAACGCCACCAGGAACTCCGCGATGCAGGCCTTCCAGGTGTTCCCGACGTGTTCATCCATCACATCGAACGGCGCGGCGGCTACATCGACGCCAACCGAACGGGCGATCTCGATCAACGAAGCGAAGGACCGATCCGCCAACGTCTGCAGGTGCGGCGCCACGCGCGGATCGTCACAACGATCAGACCACTGCGATTCCATTCGAAGCCTCCAGAGTTTCTGTCGCCACCGGATGAGCTACCACCTCGGTCCCTCCAACCAGATCGTTGAACGCGCGGCCGGAGTCGGCTTGTCGCGCGAAATCGCCC